GTATTCCAATGATAGTATGCGTACTCTGGAGCTGTTGCATTTTTCTGATAAAATTCTACAATGAAATAGGGAGAACTAGTACTATACTTTTCATTAGTAATATCTCCCATATCCCTTACTATTTCCGGTTCTTGAGATGCTGTAATCCATTGTTTCAGCCCATGAATATTTTCACCGGAGTCTGTTCCGACGCCGGGACTGGTTGCTGAGTATTCCGTTTCTACCCACTCAGATACTGCTCCTTTAGGGGACATTGTTCTTACTTTAAAAGAATACTTATTAGCAATTATTCCTTTAAATTCTTTATGGGTTTCAGTTTGTGTAAACATTCCAACATCATCAATATTTGTCTGAATTTGAAATGCAGCTACAAAATTGGTCTCAGGGGGAGTAAATGTAAGCAATAAGCTAGTATCTGGAAAAGCGGTCGGCCCAGAAGGAGACACAAGTAAGTTTGTAGGAGGAGGTATCTCCTCAGGCTCTTGTTCTGGTGCATCAGGGTTTTCAGGTACTACACCCAAGTCATATCTATCTTCAATAGAGGTAAATTTTTCATTAAAGTGTTCTGCAGCAGAAACATTGTATATATTTTTATCCGATCTTTCTATATTTAGTATTCTATACTCTTTTGCGGTTCCTCTTTCGCCTATCTCTTTTAAAGTCCAGACTGCTCCGGCTGTAGGAGTACTAGTAAAAACATTCGAGCCTACTAAATTAACTGTTGAAACGCTTCCTGATGTTTCAGTAATTTGATGCCCTTCTGCTGTAATGTAGGGCTTCCATTCTACAGAGATAGGGTTGCCACTAGCATCGAAAGCATTTGATGCTAAAAATTCATCAGATAAAGCTGTAAGAGTTAATGTATCTCGAACTCCATTATTATTAGTATCTGTATAAATATAAGCTTCAGGCAACAAGTCTCCTCTAGAGTAAGAAACGCTATTTATAGTTAAAGTTGGAGACCCAGTATATACAGCTCCTGGCTCTGTAGCCACGACAAAAATTTCATAAGTGCCTCCTGTTAGCGTTACAGATCTATCAAAAGTAACTGAGCTAGCTGTAGAACTTTGAATTCTACCACTAAATTGTATTCCTTTTCTATCCGCATCTTGCACACTTATTATATCACCAGGTCTTAAATAATTAGCCTCTAGTGAGGTACCAAAATATACTATTTCTCTTTGATTTTGAGCCGTCCAAAGTTTCCATTTTCCATAACGAATTGCCTGTGACTCAGACGTACAGCCGTATGCAACACATTCTTCTGTAATAACTCGACCTCGAGCAACTATATCACCACTATCCTCTACAATAAGAGGGGTAAGCTCATAATCAATTGTAGGATCATTCCAATTTACAATTATTTGATTTGGTCTAGTTTTTAGAGAGGAGCTTTCATAAGTAAATCGACCATCTATAACATTTGCCTTTCCAAAAACCGCTATAGGATCTTGAGGAGTATCTTGAACAAGAGTAAGTTGGCCATCCATCCAGTATAGCATAGAAGTAAAGGCACTTGCCATATCTTTTAAAACTTTATATACCGGTAAAGCTTTGGTTAAAAGAATATTCATTCTAAACCTTGGCTCCATTAGACTTATTTCACCTGTTCCTGTAGGAGTAACCTTTACACGAATTATATTGTCTACTGCATAAGTTGCGCCCGATGTTCCTGCTACAGTATTCCAGTCTGTATTTCCAAGAGTTACAATTTTGTAGTACTCGCCTCTTATAGCCCTTGTAGCAGGTATAGTATCATTACTATCAACTAATTCATCACAAAACTTAGAAATACGATAAAGAGAGTACTTGTCTATATCTGCGTCTTTTATCCATTTTCCAGCACCATACCTATTATTTGTAAGAATATCGTAAAAGATCCATGCAGGGTTATCTGTATAATGTAGTTCTGACTTAAAACTACCATCCCAAAAATTACCGTAAAGAGCTTTTCCAGTGGGAGAAGAATCTCTAGGAGTATATGCGCTAGGAACTTTTACAAGCTTTCCTTTAATATCATAGCTTCTTTTAGGCGGATCTTTAAAATTACGAGAAGAAAAAGTAGAATTAACTATAGCAGAGTAAGGGTAGCTAAATTTATCTTCATTAATTGCTTGTAAGTTATCTATTTGCGATTTAAGTAAAACAGTATATCTTTGTTTATTTGTATTAAATCTATTTCTATCGATTCCTCCCATTGAAACTACAGGGAGACCAACATGTCTAGTAACTCTTATTATTTTTACTCTAAAATTTGTAAAGTTTAAATATCTATAAACTTCTAAATCAATCTGGTGTTGAAAATTTAGCGCGGACTGTCTTTTACCTTTATGCTTTACAAGACCTCCAAAAGGTTCTTGCGCATCTTGATATGTTGTTCCTCCATTGATTTGAAATTCTATTTTTATGTCATAGAACGCATAATTTGTATGACGATCCCCTTTCTCTTGATCTATACTTATTATTCCTTGAGGATAGGTAATATCAAACCTAATTTTATCAGCTTCGGCAATCTTTGCAGCAGTATCTAACCCAAAATCACTTGAATTAAGTATAGTAGGAGAGTTATTAGTATCACTAAAATCAGGCGTTCCGGGGTAGTCCCCATTATCAGCAGTATTTGGCATACCATTTTGATCGAATAAAGTTACGCCATTTGCAGCCGCTTGAGATGGATTTAAAAATTTTAACTGAGGTAAGTTGACTCCGCTTGTAGATCCTTGTATTACAACAGATCCTCCTACCCCTCCGACGTCTCTTATAGGCTCTTGGTCTATCCACCCAGTATTTTCTTGAACATAAAGATTGTCAACTTTTCCGGTCACTGCGTCAGGATTAAAGGTGCCTGAGCCTGTTGTGCCTTCGGTAGCATTAAAATATGGACTTTGACTAAGAGCAAATCCATAAGTTCCATTAAAAGATTGAGATTGGCCCGCATTATTAGTAGTAGCAACAGTAATTGTACCAGCAGCAGGATCTATAGCTGTGACTCTTGCGACGTGAACAATTTTTAGTTTTCCAGTCGAGCTACCTGCAATAAACTCAGGAATAGGCCCAGCTTTGCTCCAAATAAACTGTCCACTAGTGGAATTAGTAACATTAAAATACCCAAAAATTACTGTATCAGAAACACACAGATAAACTTGTTTAATGCTATACTGCGATTGATGATCTGCTACAGAAAATCCTGAACCTGTAAGTGATAGAGTGTTATAATTTCCTGTTGAAGTGTGAGCACCTATATTAACAGTAAGCTCGGTAGGATCAGTTAAACGAATGTAACGAGGAGTATTTGTATTATTGATTAACTCTAAAGGTATAAAAGTATTATCATCTACAGTGCCTACGACTCCATTCGAGAAAGTAATAGTTCCAGATCTCTCATTTCCTTCCTCATTTCTACTTGGGGAAAAAGACTTTAATTTTGCTTGTAACGCAGGATTATTATCTAAATAAAGAGATGCAGCCCCATCTACTAGACCATAGATAGGGCCCTCACACAAAACATCTGTAGCAGAAATATTTTGACCGATTGATCCTGTGTACGCAACATTACTAGTTTGATTCCTTCCATTTCTGCGTCCGGCTATTATTAAATCAAGTGCATTCCTATTAAAGCTCATTAGTAGCCTCCTTGGTTAGGGACTGCTCTTCTTGCACTTTCGCTTGATGTTCTTCTTGCATTATTACCGATTACACTTGAAATAAACCCATCTTCATTACGAATTTCAAAACTTATTGTTCTGCCCGGGATTCGCAGCCTTCCATAACATACGGGAATAGGGTCATCCGCACTAATATTTTGCTCTGAGCCTGAAAATAGGTATGAAAGATCTTCGTCATCCGTAGTAGGATCCTCAGATAAAAGCTCATACATACCTTGAGAGAATAAGTATTGACCTGCTATATAAGCAAGACTTCCCAGAAGCGGAGCGCCCGCCATTAAAAGTCCTCCTCCTATCATTATAAGAGCAAATCCTGCAATAGCTTTAAAAGCACTTTTTAAACTAAATCCAGCACCTGCAGGGATAGGCGTAATTACCATATCACCTTCAGGGTACTCCAATAGTAACTCATCTGGACATGTCAGTTCTTGATTATTTATTTTCCAAACAAAATAAATTTCTTTTTCATAGCAATCTGCCAAGTAAGCTTTGAAATCTTCAAAGTTCGCTTGTAGACAAAGAAGCACATCTTTAAAAGAGTTAGCCTCAATTTGTCTCTCAAAGCCAAACTTTTCTCCAAGCTCTCCGTGTAAGTGTACTGTTCGTAGCATTTTAAAGCTCCTTTGGGTCTACTATGTTCAATGACATATCCGGGTATGTAAAAATATAATATGGCAAGTTTAATGCCTTACAGTTATCTAAATCTGTTTGAGATGGCGTGTTGGAGGCCTCTACATGATCATGTACTATTGCTTTAATTTTATATCTCATTACTAAATTTATATATTCGTCTGGGCAAAATTTAAAGGTATAATTATCTTCTGCAATATTTTTACAAGGAATAAATTTATCTCCTTCAATGATTACTCCACAACCCTCTCGTGGGTACTCACTCTCAAAGTGTTTATATATTTCATCTATCATTTAAATTTCTTTGATCCTGGAAAGCCTCCAAAAGGTAAAGACTTACTACTATTAAAATAAGTTGCATCAAGAAGTGTTCCGGCTAAGCTTGCGTTACCACTTATGTCACTAGCTGC